CTTTTCCACGCTCCCATTTCGTCTTTTATCTCGGCTCTTACGAAAGACTTGGTGACAGCGGGCTGATAGGCTTCCTCTATGATGCGAACGCCCTCTATGAACGTTTCGTCTCCGCTGTCTTCCGCCATGCGTCTAAGCTGAAGCACCCTGCTCGCCTTGATGTTGCCCATGTTGTCCCGGCTCAACAGGCGAAGCACCGCCTTAACCAGGGCTTCGGTCTTTTTGTCGTTCGCAAGGCTTTCTATGTAGCTTTTCACCATGGCTATGCCCTCTTCAACCGTGTACCGGTAAGCGTCGACGCAGTGTTTGCCGAGAGTCACTCGCATCGTGCTGTCGGAAGTGGTGAACGTGTGGCTGCGCTGTCCGTCCTTGAAATCGCCTATAACCTCGGCTTTCATGTCGAGGATGGTCTTGAAGTTTTCGTAGACTTTCTTCTTCACGGTGCTTATGTCTCCGCTAAGTATCGTCAGTTGCTCCACGGCCGCCTTCACTTCCTCGTCCACCATGTCGGCGTATTTGGCTCTCATCTCCTTGCGTCTTGCCGCTTCCAGCTCTTTTTTCTTAGTCGCCTTGAACTCCTCGAAAGCGGCAAGCTCCGCCGCCGTCATTTCCACTTGTCTAGTTTCCGTACTCATTTTAATAAAGATTTAAACGTGAATAAAATATGAATGAATTAAAAATTATGGTCGTCTACAAGACTGACGAAGCTTTCGGCCGTGTCTATAGCGAGCAACCGCTTGGCTTGGCATCTGTCGAAGTCTTCCGCTCCGAAGAAGTCTTCGCCTATCCTCTCCTTCAGTCTCCGCTTGTATTCGTAACGCAGCTTCCAACGGTGTATGCCCGTCGTGGCTATCCTCTTTATCCTCTCAGCCTCCTCGAAGCCGAGCAGCACTCCTTTTTCCGTTATTTCCATGATTGTCGATTTATTAGTTGTTATACATAGTCTTCACGAACTCGTCAAGCACCGACTTTCCGTTCTCCTTGATGTCGTAGTATCTGGGATGGAACGTGGCTATGAGGTACATGTAAAGGTCTTCGTCCGACACCTCCACGACCGCCAGCCCTTTCGTCTTCGCCTTGCGCACCCGGATGTCTCCGCACATCCCGCCTTCGCTCCATTCGCCCATCACGTGCGCCAGATAATGGGGTTCGAGTCCTACCTGATATATTCTCATGGCTTGCTTTTTATTTTTGATTTCGACTCTTTTCCCGCTTTAGGCTTGCCGCCTTTCGCCTTGCTCTTGCTCCTTTTCGGCTTCTCGGCAGCGTCGTACTTGTCCCTGTAAGTCCATCCGCAAGCCAATCGGGCCGGGAAAGACGAGCCTCCGCATCCGTCCTCTCCCCGAAGGATTATCATTTCGTTCCTCACGCCCTCGAAGAAGCCCTTGTATACGGCGTACGGCACTATGACCACCGCCACCTCCTTGTCTTTTCTGGCTTTCGGCAGCTTCTCCATATCCTCCAGCCCGATATTGCCTCCTTTAAGTTCTACTATCATGCCTTGATTATGATTTATGATTTATGATTTATGATTTATGATTTATGATTTATGAATTGTGAATTATGCGTCATGAATTATCCTAAGTCCTCCGGTGTCTATTCCGCCGTCCGTCTTGCGGTTCTCCAGATAAAGAACCTTGGCTTCCAAACGGCGGATTTCAGCCAATATCTCCGAGGCTTCCGACCAATTCCTCAGCGAATCGGAGAAAAGCTCGTAAAGGTCGTCTATCTCCTTTTGGACGGCTTCTTTCTCCTCGCTTCTGCTTCGATAGGCGGAGTCGCGGTAGCTACTTTTGTATTTCTTGCTAAACTTCATCGCCTCGCTTCCTCCTCATAAGCCTTACCTTTACCGCCAGCGTCTCCAGCTCGTCCATGTCGAGCTTGGCGAACCTCTTGCCCGAAATCCTCGGATGGAGGCAGAATCCGTCGACCCTCGTCCAGTCCGCCGTGTCCACCCCGTACAGCTGCATCTGATGGAGAGCCTTGCTTCTAGCTCTCCTTATGTTCTCCTTGCCCGCCTCCGTCGCTCCGTCCGTCAGACGCTCGGCTCTCACGAAGTCCTGAAGGTGTCCGCACATGGCGGCGTACTCTATCCTCGTCATCTCCCTAAGGTGGGTGGTGCGTCCGTCGGTGAACTGCTCCACCAGGCGGTTCTTCGCCTCCTCCCTTTCGCCGACGCCTTTCATCAGGCTCAGCAGCTTATAGAATCGGGAGAATTCCGTCTGCTTCATCAGTACTATGTTCATAGCCCAAGACAGTGTTTGATGGTTTCCACACTACGGACACCACCGCGTCCAGTTCTCCGTCTCCCTCGCATACGGGGCAGACCTCCTTGCGTCTCTCCCCGTCCTTGTCTCCCCAATAGAATCCGTTGCCGTCGCAATATCCGCAGCGGAACTGGTTCAGCACGAAAAGCTCTTTCGTCGCGCCGTACCTGACGCTTCTGGGGTCTATCTCCACGATTGATTTTTTTCTGCTCATGACATATTCGATAATTTATGATTGTTGTTCCGTTTCCTCCTTGTCTTGGGAGTTCCAGTACTGCGCCGCTCCTTCCTCCCATATCGTATAGTATTTGCCCGGCTTCGAGATGAACCTGCCTTTGCAGACGGCCCTGAAGCCTTGGACCATTATCTTCACGTCAGCGTCGAACATCACTTTCTTCGCGACCTTTCCTTCGGGGTTCGTCCCCTCCGCGTGGCTGATGAAGATTATCAGCTTGTCCCTGTGCCGCTCCTTGAACTTCTTGTAGTCGTTGTAGGTCATTCCGGAGTACTGCAGGCTGTCTATTATCACCGCTTCGGGCGCCCGTCTTTTCTTCAGCCTGTCGCTCAGCTCCTCCATGCTCTCGCCCGCTATGATGGAGAACCTGTCGTCCACCTCTTCCATCGAGTATTGCGCTATCCTCTGCTGCACCGACAACCCCAGCATCTCCTCCAGGCTGTCGTAAGCCACCCTGCGGAAGAACCGGCAGAGATATTTGCTTAGCTGCATGACGAAGGAGCTTTTTCCGTTTCCCGAAGCCCCCCACACTATCCAGATGCCCGTCGTGGGCGGAGTGCCGAAGGCTTCGAGCCATTCGCCCTCGAAGGGCAGGGAGGGGCAATCCCTTCTCATCACTTCCGACGGGCGGAAATTGCGTCTTATCCTCGGCATCCGTCTTCCTCCATCTCGTCTCTTAGTTTCTCTATTTCGACGAACACCCTGCGGAGGGAACCTCCTGAGCCTCTGATCATCTTGCCCACGTCCGCTCCCTTCGGGGCGTTCAGGGCCGCCACCATGGCGGCTTGGTCTTTCAGGAACGTCTCCCTTTCCTTAGCGTCGTTGGGAGTCACTTTGCAGAAGCGGTCTCCGTATCGGCTGAACATCTCGGCGTATCCCACCTTGTTGCACTTCATCGAGCGGTTGATTTTCTCTTTCAGCCCGTCCGCTCCCATCATGTACCAGGCGCAAGCCCTTTCGGTTGCGTTCCACAGGGCTTTGAGTTCCAAGAAGGCCTCGTAGGTGAGGTCTCCGGCTTCGTCGAGTATGATGAGAGGATGGTCCAAGGTCTTGAGGTAATAGGCGAGGTCGTCGTAAACGTCCTGATAGCGTCCGTTGACCGACACTCCGAACTCCTTGGCTATGTATCTTACCAGTCTTTGCTTGCTTTTCACTTGGGAGCAGTCCACGTAGACGGCGTTGGCGTGGCGTTTCACGTACCATTGCGCGGCGAATGTCTTGCCTATGTTGGCGAGGTCGCAAAGGAGCGAGCTGACGCATCCCTCCTGACACGTTTGAAGCTGCTCGGTTATGTAGTTGAACACCGCCGTGGGAGCGGCTTTCCATTCCCTTTCCTCCTTCAGCGGAACGGCCAGCCTGCGGGCTATGCCGAACCAGACGGCCGGAGAGGCCTGCCTGTCGGTGTCTCCGTTCTTTATGGCGCTGTAGACGCTGGAGGATATGCCCAAGGCGTGGGCGTGCTTAGCGTCGCTGGGATAATTGACGCGGTTGGCCTTGATGGCTTCCGCTATGCGTTTCTTTAACTTGTCGTTTATATCCATGATAGAATTACTTTTTATGCGATTGATATATAATTGTATTCCGTTTCACCGGTCGTAGTTAAATGGCGGCTTTTCCTCTTCCGTCGTATCTGGCTTGTCTCGCCTTCACGGCTTCGATGTCGAAGTCGTCCTCGTAGCTCTTCAGCTCCGGAACGTTCACGACCGACGGCTTGTCCTCTCCGGCAGCGTGGTTCACCGACGGAGAAGCGGTCTTGCTTTGCAGTCCCGACGGTTTCACGCTCTTGTTCCTGACGTGCCTGTCGAAGTCGTAGCAGTATTCGAGCTGTTCGGTCATTATCCGTTCGTCCTCCTCGGTACGTTCGAAAGCCGAGGTGTTGAAAGTGCCCACGTTCCGCAGGGTGTCGACGAACGTTCCGTTCTGGTAGGCGTAGGCTTCCGAGGGGTTGGAGCCGTCCGGGTTCGGGATATAGTACACGTCCAGATCGAAGTCGTTCGGGGCGAGCTTGCCGATGACGGACGGGGACGAGAGCCAGAAGTCCTCGTAGTTGACCCTCACGTGGCTGTTCCTCCTTACGGACGTTCTCACCGCCTCGCCTATGTACTTCGCCACCTCCTCTTTCGGTATCTCCGGAAGGTTCGGGTTCACGAACTCGGCGAGAACCTCCCAACGCGTGCGGCCTCCGTAGCGTTTCTTGTCGGGATGCGGGGAGTTGTTGTATTCCCTGATGACCGCCAAGTCGTCGGCTATCAGTTGGTCCCAGTCGTAATATCGGGCGTCCTCGTAGGTGTCGTTGTATTGGTCGTAGACCTTCTTCGCCTCCGTGCGGTACTTCTTGCTTTTGGCGTAGAAACGACCCACGCCTATCTGCGCCCTGTGCTCGAAGCTCATCTTCTTCACCCTGTTGTATGTCTCGGCGCTCTTCTCCTGCGAGTTCTGAGGGGCGCAGAAGCGCACGCAGGGGAACACCGTGCCGGCTTTCAGGAAGTCCTCCTTCCATTGCGTCATAAGGTGGTTTTCCACCTCCACCTCTCCGGGGCATCCCCAGCCGTTGGCGTACAACAGGCGGAACATGTCCCTGAACATCTCCACGACCAGCCCCCTGTCCTTGTCCCTGCTGTAGGCGTGCCCGATGACCGCTCCGGAGCGCACGTCGTAGGCGTAGTAGGCTTTCGGTCTCTGCTTCGTGTCCTTCAGCTTGCGCGGCAGGTCCCGGTCGTCCATCGTCACTTTGGATAGCGAGTAGGTCGGGGCGTGTCGCAACACGTGCGGACGCTGTTCGTGCATGAAAGTCGTGCCGGACATCTGCCTGTAGTCCACCAGCACCATGTTCTCCGGTTTGGTCAGGTAGTAACGGACCGCGGAAAGACTCAGGTCTGGGTATCGCTCCGGATCGTAAAGCTCTCCGGTCTCCGTGTCGTAAAGCTCCACCAGACCCTCCCTGAAGCTCTGGTAGATGGTATGCACCTCGTTTATCCAAGGCTTGTTCGGGCGGCTCGCTATGGAGAGAAGCACCCTCTCCACGTCCATCGAGACCAGCCTGCGGCACTGGTTGCCGTATTTGCCGGACAATAGCGAGGCGTAGCCGTGCTTCTTGAACTCCTTCACCCTCGAACTTAGGCGGCTCGCCGTCAGCGGGAGGGTGTGTCCGTACTCCTCGCGGTAGAAAGACATGGCTCCCGCCATCTCCTCCCACGTGGGCTTCGGTCCCTGCGTCACGTTACGTCTTATTATCGTGTCGTCCATGAGTCTTATCACGGCTTCCAGCGTGGAAGCGTCGATAACGTATTGCGCCACCTCCTGCGGAGAGAGCCTTTTGCCCGAAGGAAGAAGCACCCTGCTGAAGTACGCCCACGCCTCGGTGTCTTTAACGTAGTGGGCTTTGAACCACTCGCGGGCGTATTCGCCGGAAGCCGTGCCGTACTTCCTTTCGACCGCCTTGCGGTACTTCTCCGGCAGGCTCTTCAGCTCCACCAAAGCAGTCACGCTGCGTCCGATGCCTTTCCTTATCACCTTTATTCTTCCTCTGTTGACTAACTGCTTATAGCAGTTGTCGCCCATTATCGGAGCGAGGTCTCTTTCGCTCGCCCCCTTGCGGAATCGGGATATGTCGAAGTTTTCCATAGAGGACGAGGTAAGTTCCGGCCTGTCGTCTCTGGTAAGGTCGGCTTTCGAAATGCAAATTGTGTTACCGTAATATTCCATAACCTTAAACTACGCGCTGAACGATTCCATTTCCGCCGCCCGTCGTTGTAGCTCTTCGAGCTGCGGGATGGTTACTACTCCGCACCTTTCGGCTATCACGCCCTTGAACTTGAGCGTGGCCTCGCCCGTGCTTTTCTCTATCTCTATGCGTGCCCCGTTGGGGAACACCTGTACCATCGTGCCGTCCGACTCGAAGATGGTGCGCATCGCCGGAGCCTCGACCATCAGCGTGCCGCCCATGGTCAGGGCGGTCTTGCGCAACTTGCAAGCCAGCTCCGACTTGCGCCACTGGTAGAGCGCCATGTTCACGAAACGCTCCGTGCATCCGAAGATGTCCGCCAGTTTCTCCCTCGTCTCGCGGTCTACTTTAATGTATTGTTCCATTTCCGTATGAGGTTTAATAATGATTACGACCGTTGTCCTTATCCTCGGCTGCCGCCACGCAGCCGACCCAAAGCACGTAGACCAACGCCGCCAATATCCCCAAATAAGAGGTAAGCGGCACCGGCTGCTCCATCTCCTGATGAAACTCTATGTTTCCGGCGCTTCCTATGAACAACAGGAAAGCCACCACGCCCCAAAGGGCTACTCTGTCTCGTTGCTTAGTCGTCATGATTTATGTGTATTTGAAAGTTATTTTAAACATTATATTTAGTGAGAGATTTTTCTTTAACACCCTGCCCGCCGAGCGAGACGGGGCGTTTTTTTACTTCGTTTTGACGGAGCTTGCCGCTTCACCTC